GGGCACAGGGCTTATTCTATAAGGTGAAGCCGTTGCGCAAAATGTTTATAATAGTGTTAACATCGTCCATCAACATATTTGAAGTGTCTGCAAATTTGACGTTCACCAACTTTGTAAAACCTACAACGTCTTTGACCTTAGTCAGACGTGAAGAAGCGGTTTCAACGCCTGTACTTGTTATGTTCTTCTTTTGCAGAACGATGTAAGGTGTCAAGCCCATAAGGTAAGTTGAATCGAACTTTGAACCGCCAAGCACTCTTACTTCTTGTTTCTGAGTTCTGAAAAGAACATCGGTGCACGGTTCAACTTCTTTCGTCCATACGATTCTGTCTTCACAGGTCAACACATAGACACCACCACCACCAAGTAAGTTGACCCTTAATTCAAGTGCAACGGTGTGCCCTATAAGGTCAACAGGCAACGTTTCAAGACCGATGAATGGTACAAACATATTCAAGTCTGTATCATAGTCAGCCGTGCTTTCTGTGACGTTTGGAATGTCAACAGAACCGAATGAAATTACCTTTGTATCAGAAGCCAAGTTGAACACGTTTGTATCTACTTGGAAATTACCGCACATCAGTTTTGACGTAGAACCCTTTTCAACAGGGAAGAAGAATCTTTTGACCCTGTTCACGTAGTCGCCAAGGTCGTAAGAAATCGGGTCTTCTTTCGTACTTGGATAGTCACCTGTGTACGGTACAAAACGAGCGGTGGCAAAGTCTTCAAGGTTATGTTCATTCAACACATAAGCGTTGATAAAACCATATTTCTTTGTCGGTGTTGTCTGAGGGTTCGCCACACCGTCAACAACTATAAACCAATCGTCTGTTTCAGAAGAACCGACCGTTGGTGTTATTGTACCCGTTGCACTCAACTTGTCTTCACTTATAGTCATTTGTACTACACGACCACCCATTAAACCGTTGTAGCCTGTTATGGTACACTTTGGTGCGTCATTAAATTCGTTTCCACTATCAGCCGTTAACGTAATGGTAAGCGGTTCACCAACGAAACAATATGTAGGCTTTGTTACAGGCGTACACCCCGACAAATTATAGTCTACACGCATAGCCTGTTTTGTTTCGCCTGTTATAACTATTGGGTGATTAAATTCAACATCGGGCAAAGTAACAGAAGCGTTTGACGTAGCCGTATCGGTGTCTGCAACGTCATTGATTACAACGTTAACAGTTACAGGTACGTTCTTATTGCTTCCATCTTTGCCAACGTAAGCACAGGACACGTTCAACATTACCTTTTTTGAAGTAAGGTTCACAGTCACAGAAGAACCGTCCACGGTGTGTGATTCTGTAGCGTCTGTGATATTGTTTGTTACTGCTGGCTCTGTAGGTGTTAGCGGTTCACTCGCTTTGGTCTTACCGTCCAAGGTAGCAAAGCCACCGTAGGAATCAGTCTCAAGCGTGAATGTTGCAACGTTACCCGAAACTGTCATATTTTCCGTGATAGCGTCTGCAAATGGGTCTTCGGGGTCTGCACCGTAAGTTACAGTAGGCACACCGTCAAAGGCAAAACCGTTTTCACAGGTCAACGTTATAACGGTGTTGTTTCCCTGTACTTCTGTTTTGTAGGTCGTGTGAAGAACGTTGTTTGTTACTTTTACAGGCTCTGTAGGTGTTGGCGTTTCACTCTCTTTGGTCTTACCGTCCAAGGTAGCAAAGCCACCGTAGGAATCAGTCTCAAGCGTGAATGTTGCAACGTTACCCGAAACTGTCATATTTTCCGTGATAGCGTCTGCAAATGGGTCTTCGGGGTCTGCACCGTAAGTTACAGTAGGCACACCGTCAAAGGCAAAACCGTTTTCACAGGTCAACGTTATAACGGTGTTGTTTCCCTGTACTTCTGTTTTGTAGGTCGTGTGAAGAACGTTGTTTGTTACTTTTACAGGTGAACCACTTGCGTAAAAATTATATGTAATATTGTAAGTACTTGCCATTATCTATTACCTTTAATAGTTATCATAACTATCGAACCATCGTCCGTTAATTCATTCAAAGGGAACGGAATCTTTTCTTTCTGCGTTCTTACATCACAGACAGGCTTGTAGTCACCATCGTACTTATGTGGTGAATCGGTGGCGTAAATCTCGCCTGTAGCTTCAAGAATCTGTTCTTTGAATGTAGTCAGAGAATCACAGGACAAAGACAAATAAGCCTTGTCACCGTCATATCTTACGGAATCAATAAAGTAATAACGCCCTATTGATTCTACGTAGCACATTGTAAAGCCGTTGACCTTACCACGCACGCAAATAACAGGCGTTAAGAAGTCCATTTCTGAAATCTTGCCTGTGATAGTAACAGGGTCGCCAAGAACCTTGTTTATCTTATTGCGTTGACCATTATATTTATAAAACAGTACGTTCATAGTTCTGCACTTTTATAGTTACCGAACCGTGCAAATTAACGATTCCTTGAATGATTGCGTTCACGTTCTGAAACGTCTGCTTTGAATTTGAAACAGAACCCTTTGAAAGATTCCGTCCAACCAATATGCAGCCCTGTGTGTCCTTTGGGTAGTTACCTGTATGAATCATAATTCCGACACGTCCGTTTACTTGCAACAGGAACGGCATTTTGCGACCGAACTTGTTTGAATACTGATACCCGATTCTGTACGTACCGCAATCAATACAAGGGTGTTTCACGTTCTTGGGAGGTTCCAAAGTATCGCACAGGTAAGTATCACCATCATATAATTTACCAATAGTGTACTTGTCATTCTGAAATATTCTTTCTAATACTAACATATCTAATTAATTTAAAAGTAAAAACGGTGACACACCGTAAGAATGTGCCACCGTCCCAAATTAGGCAACAAAAAACAAGACAAAGTTTTCGTTGGTGTCGTTGAAGTAGCCGGCATCGAACTTATAGTAATTGTTGAAGAACTCAGCCTTTGCGTTGTAGTTGGTAGTTACACGCTTGTCAAGGTTGCACACACCGAGTGCGTCACGGTCGAACATCACACCAAGCACACCATTGATGTTGATGTCGTGTTTTCCGCTTGTCTTGATGTTGATTGCAGAAGTGTGGGCAAAACCGTAGTCTTTGCCTGTACCTTGCCAAGAAGCAACGGTTTCAGCGTTTGGCAACAGAACCTGTTCTTTGTTGTAGGTATCGGCATACAAGTAAGCCTGTGCACCCTTTGCAAAGTCAGACAACAGGACGGTATGCAGTGAATCCTTAGGGGTGAAACGTTCCTTACCGCCAACGTTGAAGAGTGTAGAAATAGACTGCAAGCGGTCTGCGTACAAGCCCATCTGATAAGAAGCGAAACGAATGAAATCGCCATCTGTCAAACACTTGCCAGCTGTCAAAGTTGTGCCCTTTGCCTTGTTGTAGAGATACAACAGGTTCACACATCTTACAGTTGAAGTTAAACCATAGTTCACGACTTTGTCTGTGCCTGTGAATGCTGCTGCGTCTGCAAACAGGGTTTCACCCACCATATTGTTAATAGTATGCATAATAAGAGCGTCTGTCTTGATAGTCATAGACTTGTCAACTGCTGAGTAAATCATAGACAAGAAGCCGTTCAACTGTGCTGCGCTGCTGAAAGATTCCTTCACCTGTCGTTCTGTGATAGAAACAGGAACTTCAAAAGTCACCTTAGAGTTGAAGAACTTAGCAGATACAACAGGCTTGTGGAAAATGTCCTGGTTGTATTCCTTCCCGTCTGTAAGATTCCACGTGTCGTTCTCTGTAGCCTGTGGAACGTCTGCGGAAATCTTTTCAAGCACAGAACCAAATTCCCAAGCGTCCATCAGTACAGACGGAATCTTGCCAGCATAAGGGCGGTTAACGAAAATCACCTTACCAATGTGGTTAACAAGTGACTTCACGTAGTTATCAACTGCACCTTGGTTGAAAACTTCTATACCTAGGTCAACAACACCTGTGAGGTCTTCTGCTACAATGTCGGTCTTACCGAGAACCTCACCGCTTACTGAATTAATCAGTTCATAAATCTGTTTTACTTCCATTTTAAAAATAATTAATTATTCGTAAATACTTAATGTTAAATAACTTACTAAAGTGTTGATGATGTCTTCACGGACGTTCATCAATCTTGCACGGTATTCGTCCAACATAGCCTGTGTTACGTTACCGTTGAATCCTGTACGTTCAACTTTGCCTGTTTCCGTTTCAGTACGGTTCTTTGCATTTGACTTGTCTTCTTTGGAATCGTCCTTGAAGCCATCATCGTTGAACGCCTTATCACTCTTTGTGATTCCGTCCGTGTTTGATTCCTGTACGGTAACGGTATTGTCGGTCGAAGTACTTTGAAGCACAGGTTTCAGAAAATCGTACTTCTTTGTGAAGACTTCAAACTGATTCTTGAACGTATCTACACATATATCAAGAACCGCGCCTGTGAAGTCTTTGCAGTTGGCTTCTGTGAATGAATCAAGAACCGTTCTGTTTCCGAACTTCACCAAAGCAAAGGTATCGGGCTTTGTTTCCCCGAATATCTCAACATAAATTTCGGGGTAACGTTCTTTAAAGATTACGCTAAAAAGTTGGTTTTCCCCGATGAATAATTCTTTGAATAACATACGCTATAACGAATTAAGTTTCTTATTTTTCTTCTGTTTCAGAAGTTTATTCTTTTTCTTCTGTTTCGGTCGTTTCTTTGTTTTCTTCTGTTTCGGTCGTTTCTTTGTTTTCTTCTGTTTCGGTCGTTTCTTTGTTTTCTTCTGTTTCCTCAGTTTCGACCTTTTCGATGTCCTTAGACAACGCCAAGAAGTTTTCGTGTTCCAACTTCCAAGAAGAATTTAAATCTACCTTGATGTCCGTACCGAACATTTCATTTACCTGTCTGAGTGCGTCACGTCTGCTATTCAGCATATTTTCAACATAAGGCAAAAGAACGTCCACGTTCATTGAAACTTCACCAAGGTTCAAACGCTCACGTTTCATATTGTAGTTGGCATTCAAGCCAAGTTCGTTAAGCATTGAAGCTCTGTAATACTGTACGAGTTCCACCAACTGTGTAATGTATTGACTATTCGACACGTTGGCGGTCTGCATTGATACGCCCTTGAAGAAACTGTTTTCACCGATTACTGAAAAGTCACCGTTTAGAATCTTCTTCAAGAACTCGTCTGCACTCTGTTTGGTCTTATCATCAGAAGCACTTATCAGCATAGTGATACGTGTCAGAATTGAAGCCGTGTTCAACGAAATAAGACCGTCCGTGTATAGAACCGCAAATTTGCCGATGATAGGCAACAGGCTTTGACCGTTGGTGTCGTTCTTCATCAGTACGCAATCAGAACCGATTCTGTACGTCTTGTTCAACTTTAACCAAGGGTTCGCCACGATGTAGTCAATAGGGCGACCGTATGCGTCAAGTTCACCGCCTGTAGAACCGCCAAGGGCGTACAGGTCTTCACCTACCTTTGCGATAGCACAGTTTCCACTTTCCTGTAACAGGCGTTCAAGTTCCACCTGTGGAATAGTGTAGGGAAGACCATCGTACTTGAACATCGACTGAGTGATAGCCAAAGTGTGTTCCATAAAGGAAGTTACGGCTACGTCCTTTGCCTTCACCTGTGCTTGATAGTGCGTATAGATATTATCTAATTTTTTCATTTTATCAAAGTTTTAATTAATGTGCAAAGTTCCGTCAAAACTTTCGTGTTTGCTTCAACAGTAGCACTTAACTTGTCGGTTTCATCTTTGTGTTTGTCTTCCTGTTTCATCATAAAATAAAACAGGGCGACACATACCGCAATCGGAAAACCAACGTTACTTATTAATGATATAACTTCGTCCATACTCATAATTTCTTATTATTTTAAATCTTTTGCAAAGATACGAATAAAAATTCGTATCTCCGCAAGATTTACATTATTTAACGCTCAAAATATTATTTTTTGCGCTTGTCATAATATAATTACGTACAATTTCCCCGATTTCGTTGTTCTGATAGAAAACCTTATCGGTCGCAAAGAATCGTGAAACTTTTGCTTCAAGTTCCGTGGCTGCACTTATCAACTTACGTTTGTAGTTCGGTTTTCCGTTCATCGTAAGCGAATAAATCAAACTGTTGTCCGTGTCCTTGATAGGTGTTGTTTTGGCGTGAATGTAGGTGAAGCACTCATCATCAACCTGTATGATGTTTGCCTGTAACACCGTACCGTTGAACTCTATGAAGTAAGTGAAAAGCACGTCCTTTGGCTTGTACTTCTTTGGTAGGTGCGGATATACTGCAAGTTCCCATTTACCGCCCGTAATCATCTGCAAAGCCTCATTCCCAAAGCAGAAGTACTTGTTTGACGGCTTTTCCTTTTCCAAGGTGTCACAGTATTCAACCGCCACCGTTGCACCGTCTTCACCGAATCGGTACAGGTCAATATTGCCCTGTGGCATCGACTGTATGTTATTAAGACCCATTTCACCAAAGTACGGACAGAACTTGTTTACCGTGTTACCGAGCATAAACACACGGACGTTGGAACGGTTTCTGATAATTGTACTCAGCACATTCATAAAGAGCATAAACTCATCGGGCAAATAATAACGCCTTGTTATAAACTCGTCAAACACGACCGTAGTTATCATCGGGTAACTTGTTGACTTGTCGTGTTCCTGTTCTGATAGACAGAAGCCATAACAGAACGGCTTATCATCGGGAAAGCGTTTTCCCTTGTTGCTATCGTAGTAAGACAAGAACCATTTACCCGATAAATAAAATACTTCGTTGTACTTACCGTTCGTCACCTGTGACACAAAGCCGTTGGCAACGTGTCCCGCAAACAGGGATTCAGCACGTTTTCCTCTCAAGTCTTCACGCCAACGTCTTACGTAAGCACTCTGTTCACCTGTCTGCACGTAATTAATAATCATATACGCCAAACACGCATAAGTCTTACCGTTGGAACGTTCACCGAAAATGATGTTATAGTCAGCATTCTTTTCAAGAATAGCTGATAAACTGTAATACTGTGGTTTTTTACTTTTCTTTACAAACATGTCTTTTAATCTTTAAATTTGATACCCATTAAAAAGTTTAAATACATAACAGACAACGAAAGTGAATAGCCTGTGGCTTCAAGATGTACGCCCGAAAGTTCGTGGAACTCACCCTGTTCGCCTGTATAGTCAGTTAACACGCCCTGTTGCTCGTAGTCAATATAAGTGTGAATGTTCTTTCCTGTAGCCTGTGGCGGTATCGCCAAATAGTTTGTGAATGCTTCAAAGATTCCGTCCTGTCCGTAAGTTTCAAGTAACCACGGAATAGCACTTTTCTTATTCACACCGCTTACAGTCATAGATACAGGGTAACTTTTACCGCCAACGGTCAAAGCGTCTTCTTCTTCAACCATATAACGTTTTGCGCCAAGGGTCTTGAATCTACTGTAAACGCCCTCAAAGTCCCAAACGCCCATCAACTTGTTAACACCCTTTATGGTCTTTGGCTCAAACAGTTCAAAGTCTATCTTATGATATTTCGCAGCGTGTCTGAGTTTATATTCCACCATCGTATTATATTCTTTGAAGTACTGTGCGTGTGCTTCACCGTTCTGCAATTTCACAGAATCGGTGTCCGAATAAATGTAATCGTCACCGCATTCATAAATACCTGTGAAAAGGTTTCTTCTTGCATAAGCGGTTACAAACACACCCCAAGGGTAAAACAAGAATCTGTTACGGCTATCGTTGTACTTTAACAAGGTTTCGTTTATCTTGTCAGACGTAAGGTGTGAAACGTCCCATTCACCGTTATAAGTAAATTCATCACGTAGTGGGTTTGTCACACACATACCGTAACAACTGTTTAACATTTCCTTACTGTTCAAATATTCCACTTCTTTTCCTTTTACGCCTTTTAACGTTGTCTTGCTGGCGTACAGGTGAAGAATAGATTTCACGAACTCAGTTGGCAAATAAGCCTTTTTGTAACACCACATATCCACCACTTTTTCGTCTTCCCAAGTGTAGAACATTTTAAACACGTTATAGTCAACATTCGTGATAGTAGTCACTACCCTGTCAGCAGAAAACACACGTCCGTTGTTTTCGACCACGTTTTCTTTATAGAAGCACTTGGAAACAGACAAGGGCGTGTCCTGTACCTGTGAACTCATTATCTTTGTAAATTCGATGTCGAAGATACAACAGTAAGCAGACAGGAAAAATTCAAATTGCTTTTTGCTTTTTACCTGTACGTGCACGCCCGAACTCATCGGGAACTGTTCTGATACCATCACATAAGGATAACTGCTTGTAAAATCGTAACTACTTACGTTTTCCATCACATCGTCCGTGTGGTTCGCATTAGCGTGCGTGAAACCACCACTAAAAGCCCTTTGCAACGTGTTGAACTCGTCAACACCGCTTATGTTTAGGTCGTGAATGGTGTTTATATACGCCCAATTTTGAACCGTCTTCCCGAACTCGTCTTCACAGTACAGACAATGTTTACGACAGTACTTTCTAACAAACCCTGTTTTGGTAATAGGCAAATGTGTGATACCCTTGTAGCGTTCTATCATTTCCTGTATGTAGCACATCACCACTTTAACGTCATTAAGGCAATAGCCCATTTCTTTTTCTGTTAGTGGTGTCTTACTGTGACGTAACAGGGAATAATCAAGGTCGCCCACCATCTTTTCACATTTGTACTTCATCAGTTGACCGCCTAACTTTGCGAGTGAATAACCGCTCAAAAGATAGCTGCAACGAAATTCGATACCCGATTCTGTGATAGCGTAAATCGGCTTTCTTAGGTCGATAGAAAATACTTTGTTCCACGTGAAACGTTGTCTGATAAATTGGAACTCATACGCCAAGTTATGAACGTACACTATCAAACGCCTGTTTTCTGATAGCTGCAAGTAGTCAGAAATCGTTTCCATCATTTCGGTGAACTCTTCCCAAGTACGACCTACTACACAGTAGCCGTTTATTCCAAATTGCCAAACATACATACAGGAACACTTTTCCAACTTCACGCCTAATTTGGTGTACTGCTCATAGGACAGATATTCGTCACCGTTCTTGTAGAATGAAGTGGTTTCAATATCGAAGCATACAGGAATATCAAAGAACTTTTGTTTTTTGTTGTTTCCACGCAAACAGGTTTCATCGACCGCCAAGTTAAGGACGGTTATTATATCTTTTGGTGAATAGACTTCACCGTGCAAACAAAAATTCTTTTTCTTTTTCATTATAGACCGAATTTCTTCAGCATTCCCATCACACCCGATTTTATCGAATTTGCGTAATCAAGCGCTTCCTGTGCTGATTGTTCTACTTCATTATCCAAAGCCACTTCCAAAGCCTGTGCATCTGATTCGATTTGGTCGGAAACGTCCGCTGCTTCTGTTTCAAGTTCGCCTGTGAAGTCCTTGTATCTCATCAAGTACTGTTCCACAAAGTTTTCATCACGCACCGACAAGAACTTTTCCTGTATCTTGTCAGCCATCAAATTGAACTCGTCTTCTGTAAGGTCGTAAGCGGTCATCAGATGTTTGTTGTACTCTCGTACACCTGTGACGGTCGATGTAGGTTGACGTAAGAACCCCACCGCCTTTGCATATTCGGCTTTTAGGTCTTCCCAACTGTGTTTCATTGAAAACTTGGTAAAGACCTTTATATCACCCTTGTTTAACGCCATCACCGCAGGTGAAACAAGTCCCTTTGATTCGATGTTCTGAATACGTCTGTTAGCCTGTTGGAAGATTCTTCGTATTTCGGCTTTGTATTCGGGCGAACTCATCTTTGCTTCGATGATTCTTTGTTTTATTACGGCTTTGTTGAACGAAAACGTTCTACCACTAAAGCCAATAGGATTCATACCCATAACTACTTAAAATTAAAGGGCACACCTAAAAGAATAAGTGCGCCCTATGTGTGAAACTTCAATACTACTTAATATCAACAAATTTGATTCCGTAACAGGTCTTAGCGTGTGATTCGTAAGGGTAGATGGTGTAACCTACCTTACCGTCCTTAATAGCCTGTACTGCTTCTGTGTTGGCGAGAATCTCACGGAATGTTTCGCCCAAGTGCTTAGGCATATTCACCAACTTTTTATCCTGTACGTCAATAACCACGGGTGAATCACCCAAAGGAGAACCATGAACGTACAGACCATTGATAGGGTGAATCTCATCGGGTAAAGAATCCTTTGCTACGTCTGCTAACTTGATGTACTCATAATCTTTGGTGTCAATACCAAAAGAAGTCTTGTTGAATGTGTTACTAAAACTAAACATAATTGATAAAATTTAAATGTTAAACTATTACTCACTTACTTGTCAGATTCGATTCGGTCTATCAACCATTTACGGAATCTGTTCACCTTGATAACGGCTTTGTCATCGTCGCACATTTCCTTGGTCTGTAGAAGACTATTAAGGGCGGTCAAAGCGTTAAACAGGTTTTCCTGATAATCGTTTCTTTCTTCCATCACTTTTGAAACTTAATGTAGCCACCGTGATTTACTACGGTGGTGTCCGTTGTTACTATTACCGTGCGCCCTTTTGCTTCCACGTTCTGTGAAGTGGTACAAGAACCAAAGACACTAATCACTACAAAGCAGATTACAGCCCAAAGGACAACTGCACAGGTGGATTCTATCACCTCAATCTTTTCTTTCTTATTCATCGTAATTACTTTTATGTTTGATAAACTCAGCCATCAGTCTATTTTCTGATAAGAAGTCAAGAACCTGTGTAAACTCGTCTTGAAGTTTATTCAACAACAGACCATCTTTCTTATCTTGAAACAGAACGTCTTGAAGAACGGTTCTTACGTCTAAAACACTATCATTTACGGCATTCAGCAAGTTCTTCTGTTCTGGTTTCAAGTCCCGTGCGATATAGTCCATATCATCACAGGCTTTGTTCAATACTTGAATCAACATCAACAGTACTTCTTCTTTCTTCTTTGTTTCCATAATTTTAATTTTTTAATTGATAACTTATTTTCTGAATCACGGTGCAAAGATACGACGATTTTTTCAATACACCAAATTATTTTTGTTAAAAAGTCTTAATTGGCGATTTTTTCTTTTTTCTCTGTTTTTTGCGCAACGGCTTCACCTTATAGAATAAGCCCTGTGCCC